AAGCAATAAAAAAAGCTGCGATTTCTCTACCGCAACTTTATGGATGTTTCTTGAAATACGTTCAATCATAGTTTACAATTAGACCTGCCATGAGGTCAACCATTCCCACTTCTTTTCTTGCAGTCTTTTTTGTCCAGCCTTTCTTTTTACTGACAAAATCAACAGCCCAAATATACCACTCCTTGCTTTGCTGTTCGGTAATCCGAATGTTATCAAATTCCTCAGGTGATAATAACAAGGCTTGCTCCATAGTCAATCCTGCGAGTTTATACTGCTCGGCTAAGATATGAAATGCAAGTTCCTTGTTTGTCACTTCGATTCTAACTTCTTAATGTGCGCCTGCAAACTTTCTATCTCCTTACGCATCTTCGCCATCTCTGCTTTAAAATGCGCCCTTTCATCGGTCGCTGCTTTCCGTACGGCTTGGATTTCCTCACGCATCTGCATCAGTTCGTTTTGGCAGTTGTGGTTGGTTTCTTGCCACATAGCTAAAACCTTCTTGGCATCATCAACCATAGAAGATTTTTCGGCTTGTCTGCCACCAAAGAACCAAGCAGCCGCACCAGTTACAAGTGCGGTTATAGTTTCGCTAATAGGGAATTGGCTCACAACTCAATCGGTTTAGGCGGTTGGCAATATTCGGCAGAAGGATTAGCAACGCAGTAGGCTTTCGCATACTCCGTGTCTAAGGTGTACCCCATTGAACTCACGCCAACTGGCTTGGGCCACACTAAGTAAGGCACAAACGCTGGCAGCACCTCGTCTTTCCAAACGATGTCCACAGCGACCTTTTCGCTTTGTTTAACGCACGTTGTCATTCCTTCCTTATCCTTACCCCACTCGGTGCATATGTGCCCTACCTCGTACACTAAAACAATAAGTTCGGGATTCCAATATGAATAGGCTTCGCCTTGTGGGGTAGTGCCTGAAAGCTGGATTAGCTTTTTCTTTGCCTCCCAATCGGAGGGGGAGAGTTCATGCTTGCGGAATTTCATATTATAAGCTGGTTAAGGTTGCGAGTTCTGCGTTGGTTAAACGAACGGGGTAGAGTGCAGCCGTTTGAATTGAACTATTAAAATTAAATGGCGAACCTGCTTCTGCATATCCACCGACTTCAAGTTGCGACAACCCCGAAGGAACACTTCCGCTTGTATCAGTTCCTACTTGCACCCCGTTTACATAAAGAGCAAAGTCATTGGCTTTGTAAGCAGCCGCAAACTTTACGTTTTGACCAGCAGTTAATCCGCTTGAATTTATTGCTACTTGGTTAACTACTCCATTCCAAACCTGCATACTAATACCAGTAGCTGAAAATGTTTGAACATAAACAGCATTAGCAAAAGAGCCAGCTACGCTGACAAACATGTGCATTTGAGGCGAAATGCCAGTAAAGGTAAACTCTCCATAAATCGTTCCTTCAGTAGCACCAATCAACGAACTAATCCCCGTCTTGCTTGCGCTGTCAGCACTCCTTGTTACTGATGCGCCAAGGGTGGGGATGTAGGAGGTCGGATAACTTCCAGCTTCGAGTTGTGCCCCGTAAACCGCAATGCCTTTAGTGATGTCACCAGTATAACCCGACAAACTTAAAGCAGGTGAGTTTGTTGCGCTCACCGCTAATGTTCCCGTTGCGGTTGCTGCCGATGTGTAAACCATTGAGCAGCGATACCATCCATTGCCGTAGTTTTCAATTTTAGAACTAACTGGACTGCCCAAAGCCGTACCCAATACTACGCCCGTTGCAAGATTAAATTTAACGGCAGCTGGGGTAGTGCCATCACTCAAAAATAAATAGCAGTAATCACGACCAGCAGCCTTTACAAATGAGGAAAGCGTATAGGTCGTTCCCGATGTTAAAGAAGGGCTTTGCAATAAGTCGTGAAATCCGTCAAATGCTGTTTCAAAAGCAGTATCTGCATTTGTATATCCATCGGGACTAACTAAATTATTTGCAGTTACCGTTAAATTGTTTTTTGTATAAGCAGCATTATTAAACTGCTCACTAAACAAAACCGAATTAGTCCTCTGCGGCTCTAACAACAGCTTTCCGCATCCACCGCCCGTGTAGTCTATTCGGGGGATGTTGGCTACTGGGCCGACTGAAACGGCTGCGGTAGTCGTGGGGATGTAGGGGGTAAGTACGCCTTGTTCGGCTTGATAGCCCCAAATAAATATAGACTGCGATGTGCCAGTATAAGATACGTTAGTTCCATTTGACAATCCAATGTAAGAGGTGGTACTGCCCGCTACAACCGTTGCGGTAAAAGATAGCCGATACCAGCCATTTCCTTCATTTGTAATTGTTCCAGCACCGCTTACCGTTCCAGCAGTAAGGTTAAAAATTCCCGAACTTTGAAATGTTGAGCCATCGTAAATTTGCAGCCAAGCGTGGCTTTTTGTATTTGCCTTTGCATAGCAAGAAACAGTCAATTCGCCAGCTACAACCGTGTTAGATTGAAATGCTACATGAATGTCATTAGATGTATTTTCAGTTAATGTGTCAGCAGTTAAAGTACCGTTAGGCGCAGTTGTAGTATTGCCAGTTGCAGATGTTTGATATTTAGTCCAAGCTGCATTGGCAAAATCTTCGCTTTGCAGAATTAAATTAGTCCGCACCTTTTCAATCAACCCTGCCGAGTTTACCCTTGTAGCGGTGTCGTTTGCTCTTGTAAACGCTAAGTCACCTGCACCCGAATCAGGGATTTGGCTGTAAAGTTTTGAGGCTTTGTAGCGGTCGGGGATTAATAATAACGATGGGTTCATATTCTTTTTAATAAAGTGATGAATGAAGATAAAGCGCAAGGGTTGCTGTCCGAAACTGCGCCATCGTCCTCGGCACGTTGGTTATAGGCTGCGAATAATACAGCCAAATCACCAGCACCAAAGAGCGCAGTTAATGGGTAGCCGTAGCCGAGCCTTACCATTATATATTAGTGTAACCGATTACGCTTCCGCCTGATACAGCAACAGCCGTGATGTTTTGACCTTTTGCGCCACGGATAACCATACCCGAAGCAATAGGAGCAGCAGCAAGGTTGTAAAGAGTAACCAAGTCAGTTCCACCCGATGTTAAGGTAGTGAAGGTCGCTGCCTCGTTTACCACTAAAAAGTCGTAGTTCTTTCCAGTAACGGAAGATGAAATGTATTCCATCGTTCCTACTGAACCCATTATTTCCTGCAAGATAGTTGCCATATTGTTCTTTTCTTTTAAATGTAGTTAGTCGGGAATAATGCAAATGTCCCTTGAAAAGGGCATCTCGAAATTGAAAGTCGCTCGCCAGCCAGCTACTTTATCATCCCTTGCCTCTAAAAATCTATTAAGGGAAACGCTGCTGTTTAGGGTGTAATTGAACTCGGGATCATCTTGGAAAAACGAAATGTAGTCCGTAGCTATTTCCAGCATATCCGAAATCACTTCATCTTCGTTGTCCTTCCAATATCTCGCTGGGTCGGCATCTTTGTTTCGTATGTCCTCAACCCTATCCATAAAGTAAACACCAACGCTCATAGTCCTGCTGGTGCTTGCTGTGCTTGCGCTTTCTAAGTCAACGTACACCAAAGGGTAAACAATGCGGTCTAAGGTCGGCTCTTTGAGGTTGGTGGTGTTATCCGTGCCAATAGACAAAGGGTCACCGCAGCCAAAGCTATTTACCTGCTCGTGCGCTTGGCTTAACTTTAGTAGTTGTGTCTTGATTTGATTCCAGCTTGGCATAATATACCTTTAGTTTTTCGATGTTTTTTTTATGGTAACGGCTCATAGACAATCATTACAAAATGGATTATCCCCTTGGTATCTTTCTTGGAATGAACGAGGGATTCTATAAGGATTGGACAAATTTAGTCCAGTATTATAGTTATCTCTGCGAGGTCTAATCGTGTCCACCTTTACCGAAGGATTGTTAAATAAAGGATAATCCGTGCGGTACTCAATTAAGTATCTTGTGATTCTTTCTGAATACCACTCGGCATCGTTCTTAGCCTTATTTATCAGTCGTTCGATTTCTTCCATTGACATCGCATCCGATTCCTCCGACCTTCTGCGTACCATGTTTTTGTTCATGTACTTGAAAGCCAAAACGTGAGGTAACTCAAAGTAAATCCACTCACGAATAGCTGGCTGGAGGTAATCGTATAACAAAGTTTGGTTCAAAGCAGAAATCGAACCGCTCACGATTTGAGTTGAAATCTCTTTGTATAAGTCCGAACCGATAATAGACTGAATGCGCATCTCTTGCACCTTTACGATTGTCGGTCGTAGTTGGGTGTAAGATACGTTCTCGTTGATTATTGAGTTGGCAATTAAGTCTTGCTCGGTGATGAATAGTGCCTTTGTCATACTAATTCTATTTTATTGCCCTTACGAACAACGATTTGCTGCTGCCAAATATGTCTGCAAGATGGTCTTGAAACATTCGTGCCGGGAAGCGTGTACCACTCTCCTCGTCTATCCCAAACCGAATAACCCATGATGGTACTCATTTGGTCAATGTCTTGGCGAGTGTATAGCTTGTTTAATCTTACCAGCGTTCTGCAAAAGTCACGGCTGCCATCAATAATTATTGGTTCGCTGCCTTTTAATTCAGGTCGCAAATCGTACTTGTACCTAATCTCAAAGGCTTCCTCTGCTTCGGTATCAGGAGTGTCTGCGATTCGTGCCACCCTATCTTGGATGGTCACACGACCTTTCGAGATTAAATACTCAATGCGCTCACTTACTTTTTCCAAAGGAACTTCCAACCTTCGTGAGATTACATCGGCATCAACCTTTTTAGTTCTCTTAATCTCGGCTAATATCTTTTTGTCAAGTGCTTTGTTTTCGGGTTCTACTTCCATAAACTCGGCAAACAAAGAGTTGTCAGCTTCAAAGCGTACTGGCTTAGAGCGTAATACCTGATAGCCATCGGCATCCACTCCAAACTGCATAGCCACTTCCTCAAACTTGTCAAGGTCTGCGCTAAATTCAGTAGCAGGGTCATCGTCAATGCCGAGCATAATGCTGCACTCCTCGTCATTCAAGCCGTAAGCGTTTTTCATCATTAGGCTGGCTTGCTCTTTGGAAAGTTTGCCTTGTGTAAACTGACGAACCACACGCATCATACCCTGATATTCTCTGCCTGACAAAGAACGCAGAACGCCATTCGTCAACTGCTGCTCCCCGACTGGCAAGGCTGCACCGGTTGCTTCGGGTAACGCTTCGCCTTCTGCCTTTGGTGGTAACGCTGCCAAGGCTCGTATTTCGTTTGGTGACATTGATTCCAATACCTTGTTGGCAACCAAAGGAGATAAAGCATTGATGGCGTCTGCTACCAATCTTGCGCCTCCAAGTTCCTCGGTTTCGAGTAATGGCAAGCCAGCCTTTTCACGCAGTTCGTCTTTGGTCGCTATCTGCAACAAAGCCATTTCGGTAAGCTGTTCTGCAATCGGCTCGGTAGGTTGTAATTTCAAACCAGTCACTCCGTTAAAAGAAGCTAAATAGTTGATGCCTCTTTCGATTCTTTGCACCCTATCCTCTACATAAGTCGCTTTGAAGATTTCGTATGATTCAATCATTTCCGCACGACCGCCAAGCTGTCCTTCGGTCTTTACTCCGAAAAGCATAGGCGAGGTTACCCGGTGCGCTACGAAAATCTCTTGCTGTACTGTCTTATTTAGTATGTCAAACTGCTTGTCTAAGTCTGAAGGAGTTAATGGTGTTAGTTCGGGTTTGGTTTCAGGGCTATCCGAAAAGTTCACAAGAAAACGACCAGCGTTGTCCGTGCCTCCGAACTTCATTTTCATTTGACGCTCGATGGCATCCGATTCCTCGGGGGTAGGGATTCCGTTTGGAAAGTTAATAAGATAAGAACCCCAAAAGTTGTTTTTGATATTATTGACGTGGAAATTAGCAATCTCCACATCAAGTTCGATGTAAGCCGTACCGCCAAGATATTCAGGCAAAGGGTAAACCTTAACGCCTGCGCTGTAAACTCTATAATAAAATAGCTGCTTTCCGATTCTATTCTCTGGATCGAAAGCTGGGATTTGTTCGATTTGGTTTAATTGTGGGAACTGACGTACTCCGTATTCATCATACCAATCATAAACGAAAAACATCTTCTCATCCTTATCGGCACGAACTCTATGAAAGTCAACGTGACAAATCTCTGCAATACCGCCACCCCTTGACCAAGTAACCTCACAAGCAAAGCCGTTGTAGATTTCCATATCTAACGTCAGCTTTTGCGTCAGGTCGTTCATAGAATCATAAGCATTCGGGAATGTAGGCGAGTCAATAAAGGCTTTTGCAGCAGGCGTTTCATTCTCCGCTGTCCATCCCTTACCTACGATGTACCCTACCTTACCATTCACGATAGCGTTGTGCTTTGCGCTTCTGCGGTAAAGGTTTAAGAGGTAGTTCGGGTAGTCGTTCTCAACTCCGTATGATACCCATTGCTGGCTTTTGTTCTCTACAAAAAGAGGTACTTTATGCTGGTATCCTTGCCAAGAAAAGGCAAAAGGTTTTTTAGAACTCATTGATAATGACGTTTAAATTGTCTAAGGTAATCGTGATAGCGTGAGTTGAGCATTTGACATACATTTGTATAGTATCTCCTGAACTCATAGGAACTACGCATTGACTTGGAATAGTTGCTTCGCCAGCCGTTGGTATAAATGTGACGAACTCTGAACAAGGCCACAACTCTGCATTTTTAAAGATAGCAACGTGCATCTTTCTATTTGACGAGCCAAGCATTGCAACGATTGTACTCACTCGAAAATACTTTAAATCTCCAGTATAAGTCACAAGGCCCGAAGCGTTAACTGATAGTCCGTTTCTATTAAAGCCAGTCGTTATGGTAGCGGTAATTGGTGACCAAACATCTTGCGTTAAAGCCGTAGTGCCTGAAGATGAAAAGTCAAAAAAGTTCAGCGCACTCGGCGAATCCTCGATTTGTATCGCACAATTTTGCATCCACGTTCCAACCCTGGTAGCCGTGTTTGCGCCTTGTGCTGTTTCGTTCTTGATGACTAAAGCATCGGTTAGTAGTTGTCCCATTAGTTAAAGGTATAGTCAAAGGTGTTGTCAAAAGTGCCAGTTGATGGCTCGGCATAAGTAATAGTATTGGTTGCGCTTACAAAGGCTTGCTCGCCCATTTGAACGTAAGCCAGTCCGCTTTCTACTAAGGCAATATCTCCTTCGTATGCGGTGTAGGTATATTGTCCTTTGGATATGTCACCGACTGAAATCGTGAACTTGTCGTATCTGCTTAAACCAGCCGATTGATTTGCTGACCTTAAAATAGTAAACAAAGTTGTTTCGTTTGTAGCCATCGACCTCAACTCAAACTCAAAAGTCGAAGGTATAAACAACGCCTCTGCGTAAGCGTTTATACCACAAGTCTGCTCTGCTGGAAATGCACCATCTTGGTCGCAACGAAGCTGGTAGGCTGCCCATCCCTCAAAAGGAAAGGTGGTCGTGCATCGCTCACTCCAAGTGACTACGATTTCATTCGACTGGTTAGAATTTAAATACAGCATCTTAAAGGTAAATGTATCACCGAAGCGAATGATACAAATCCATCCTTTTTGCGCCCCAATAATCTATATTAAATTCGGTTTCGATTGTTTCCTTTAAATTGGCTGCTAACGATAAACGTAAATCTTCATCGTGGATTAAAGTTTTAATGTACTTGTGCCAATCTTTACTGCGTGCCTCCCGAACTAAAAAGCCGTTTACTCCGTGTTCGATTATTGTGTTATAAGGGTAAACATCGGAAGCTATTATTGCTTTTCCCATCGTGCCAGCTTCGACTAATTTTAACTCACTCTTACAGCGGTTAAAGGTGGTATCTCGCAAAGGTGCTAAACAAACATCTACAAAATTATAACCTCCAACATAAGAGTAAATGTCCGCAGCTTCTATTCTGCCGTAGTTCTGCTGCTTGCCGTTACTTGTAAAGATTTGCTCATAAGCGTGGTACATTGGGTTCTCATTCCAGCCTCCTAAATAAAGCCGATACAAGCCGTTCAAGGAACGATCGTCTGCAAGTATGCCCATACCCGATTCCATCAAGATAATGTCCTCATAATGCTGTGCGCCACCAAACCAGCCGAACCTAACAAACTCACTTGGCTCGGGTTTAGACTTGTACTGCTCGTAACCCGAAAAGGTGCAGTTTGGAATAATTGAAACATTCGGATTTAGAATAGATACCTTTTCCTTTAGATAGGCATTCGTGCAGATAACGTGGTCAACGCAAGCAATGTGCGCTCGGATGATGTTAGAGATTCCCTTTTCCCTATAAATATTAACCATCGGGTGTCCTGATTCCAGCACCCAATAATCGTCAAGGTCTAAAATCAAAGTCACATTGAACTTTGTACACTTATCTCGCAGCCACTTTATCTGCTCTGCGGTTTCTCCCCACATCCTACTAACTAAAACGATGTCCATCTGCTCAAAGGATTCATCGGAGATTCTAAAGGGTTCGGGTGCTGAATAAAAGGTCAGTCCTTTGTACGCTGCATCAAGGTGAGCGTGTGGGAGTTCAAGTCTATAAAGTGCTGAACCCGTACTTTGAACGTTGTGAATTAATGCTATTTTCATTGTCGTTTAATAGTAAATGTATAAACACAAAAAAAGGCGCACCCATTAGGATGCGCCCGTGCTTGATTAACGACAACGAAGCACTATACGTTAGTCAGCGCAGCTATGATGCTTGCTTGTACGCTGTACATCGGCTGCTCTTCCATTGCTGTAAAAGTAATGTCAAAGCCGTTACGATCTCCAAAGGCAGTACCGCTTTGACCAGTTCCAGCAGATAACTCCAAGCCGTTGTTGCTTCCGAGCATCCAGTAATTACCATTCCTATCGGTTACAATCGCAATTAAACGATTCTGACCTAATAGGCGCAGTTCGTTGCGAAGGGCAGCAGTCATCTTGTTTAAGATAACCTGAAGGTCTTGCTGATAGAAAATCGTGCCGTTCTCCATAGATGGGGTAACGGTTTCAGTAAATTGTGAGGTTTGCTTGGTTAAATCGTACTTCCAAAACTTGGTACTTCCACTTGTGGTAATGCCTGAAACGACATTTGCACTTGTGTAAGTGATACCAGTTACGTTAGCAAATTCGATGAAACGAACCTCTTTAATGCCACCGACTGAATCTCGGCATCCTAATGTGTAACCTGCGGTTAATGCACAACTCATATTTTATATTTTAGAGGTTAGTAAAGGGGAGGTGTTACCCTCCCCATTGAATTAGGCTAAGATGAAGTTTACGATTTCAGTCGCATAGGCGAACTGAACACCAGCTTTGAACTCGGCAACCCAACGCACTTCGTCCGCCTCTTTGGCATAAAACAGCTCAAATCGCTCTTCTTCCGATAGCAAATCCGTACCGAAGAAAACATTAGACAAACGCATTGCGAAGATTCGGTTTGTTCCGTTCAAGCCGTTAAGGGCAACTACAACCACGTTAGTACCTGGAAGCACTACTTCACCAGCTGCATCCACACTTGGGTTGTAATGGAAAAGGTTCAAGTTAGTCAAGTTTGCAACCAGCTTGCGGTAAGTGTCCCAACCACATACGATGCGAACATCTTCCTTATCAAGGATGTTGGTAGGAATTACGCTGTAAACACCCTGCATAACTGCAAAAGCGTTGGTGTTGGTGATGCCTGAAACAGCACCAGTATTACCAGCAATGGTAGTACCTGAAGCAGCGTTGATTAATTTAATCAAGCCATCAAACTTGTTGGTGTTTGCGTTGGTGTTACCTGAAGCGGTGTCACCCTGCCAAATAGCAGTTTCAAGTTGCTCGGCTGTCTTACCAGCTTTCAACTCTGCGTACTGCTGCTCGAAAGGGATTGATGTGTAACGGCTGCCGATAGGAAGCTGGGTTTGCATCCAATACTCTTCCAATTTCTTAGGGCAGATAGCCTCGTTGATTTTGATGCGACCAACGGTTAAGCTGCGGTTGCTAAAGGTAGTAGTACCTGAAGCAGTAAATCCGCAGTTGTCACCGCTTTGGAAAACCGCATCGGTGTCCATAAGGTTAACTGACTTAGAAGATTTGATACCAGTCATTGGTGTCAAAATAGATGCGCTCTTTGCGCTGAACAATGACTTCACGATTAACGGAAGCGACTGCTGCTCGGTGTAAACGGCTAAGTTGCCAAAATTGTATGCCATGATTTATTTAGTTTTTAAGTTTTTAAGGATTGTTGCTACTTTGTTCATGTTGCTCACTTCGTCTTTTTTGAACTGACCAAACATTACTTTTTCATTCTTTACGCTTGGTTCTGCTGCGAGTGCTTCGATAAGGGCAAACATTGATTTCTCACGCTCTTGTCCAGCCATCATCTTCTTTTTCAACTCAACAAGTTCGCTTGCCATTTCATCCAGCTTCTCCATGATCTCGCCAAC